CGCACCACTTCCTTAGCATGGTATTATTCAGGGGTAACCCCGAACGATGCATGCGGAAGTTCTCCGGCCCTACCACAACCTTATTCCGTAACTGGAACGATGTTGTCGAAAGCTAGAGGTCGTTCTGCTATACAGCAGAGCGACGGTGTGGTTGCAACACCCTATCGTGCATGGTCTATTGACGTCCGTCCTAAATCAGGCTACCTTGAAGGTAAACCTGGTTTCCGGTACAGATGTTCCAGTAAACCATACCAGCGAGTATACGGTCACGATTCGTGGTCCGGATACAAAGCTGTGCCGCACTATTACTTGTCCTTTGGGTTGATTCGATACGGTAGTACGGAGGCAAATATTTTCTACAAGCCTCAGTATCTATCTCTCGAATCTGTCAACATCCGGGCGAAAGTTCGGAACCAAATGTTGGCTGCTATAGCCGACCGTCAGGTCGACTACGGCGAGACCCTTGGAGGGATCATGCAAACCGCCCAAATGGTGGATGGCACGATTCTGAATGGTGTGCGAGCATTGAACGCACTGCGTAAGGGGAGACCCGGAGCAGCACGTGACTATGCAAACGCTATGGCAAAAGCACGACCCATACCGGGACGCCGCGATCGCGGCAAATCCAAGTACCAAAAGAATTACACCAAAGCAAGCAAAGCGCTTGCCTCGGGGTATCTTGAAGGTATTTTCGGTTGGGCACCCCTCATTAACGATATCCGTGAAAGCAGAGATGCAATCATGGCAGCGTTCAAGAGGAAGGGAAAGCACTATTCCATTACTCGTAAGGGGATAGACACTTTCGCAGCCGGAAGCTACATTGCTTACGGTGATTCCAGGATAGCAGACGGCGAGGTGCAAATAGGTTCCCAACAGGGAGCTCACTACCGCATCGCCGATTCGTGGGTCAATGGCCTCAATTCATTGGGGCTGGCCAACGTACCTGCTACTGTGTGGCAATCATTGCCACTCAGTTTTGTCGTCGATTGGTTCGTTTCAATCGGCAACTTCCTGGAGGGCTTGTCTGCGTGGCACGGTCTCGAGTTCATCGGTGGTTACGAAACCACTTTTGTTCGAGGGAACTACACCATTCAAGACTGGTCCGGTGTTGAGGACCGTTTCATTATGGGGGGAGAACCCCCAGGAGCGCATACTCAATACTTCGGCATGGATAGACTTCCTGTTCTATTCCCGCCGATCCCCATGGTATCATTTCAGTTACCATGGAACCCGAAACAGTGGGTTATTGCAGCTGCTTTGCTGCGACAATTCACCTAACCAAGGAGGGCAACATGCCCGCATTCGCTCCTATCGCCATCATGGATGGCGCTTCCACTCCCGTCTCCCACACCTATACGCCGAACGGTCGTCCGGCAGGTGTCGCTGAATTCAGCGAGAAAGACGGTGTCCCGGTTGGGGATAACTCCCTGACCGTTTCCTCGAAGCACGGAACCCGCGAGAAAGTCTCGCTGCGTCTTCGTCTGCCCCAGGTCGTTTCTGAAACGATTAACGGGGTGGTGTCGCCTAAAGTCGCCCGTACCGCTTATGTGCGGATGGATTTCGACTTTGCCGATACCTCGACGGAAGCAGAGCGCACTGATGCTATTGCATTGGCAGCTTCTCTGCTCGGGACAGCAACGGCAGGCTCCCTGATCGTGGACCTCGAGGACATCTATTGATGTCCTGGTTGGACAAGATCCGGGAGTTTAAACCTTCCGGTGCACCCTTATGGGTGCACGTGCTGTACATCGCTCTGGCAGCTTCCGGCGTAGCCGGAATGAAACTCTGGGAATTTCTATCTTCGGATAGAATCGCAGACTTTCTGCCCTTGACGATGTTGTAGGAATAACCCTACATCCCCGAAACCCTCTACACACAAGTGAGAGAGTACATGTCGAAGAACGAGAAACGCAGTTCGCGAGTATCACGCAACCGTGATTTCCTACCGACTTCTGTT